AACAAAAATTCTTCCAAGCCGTCGCGTTCGACACCGATCTGCACGGGATTGAACGTATTATTTATTTGAAAAATATGATTGATGATTTCATCTGGCTTCCAAACCCCGCCGCCGCCGTCCCAGACAATCAATTTCGGCCCGATCCAGCTCCACACTGCCCATCCAGTTGAGCTAGAGGTTTCCTTGGCGGTGCGTGCCGGATCATAGAACGCGAACGTCGGCTGCCATACGTGTATACGCGGCACCACGTTGAACATCCCGGCAGTGAATATCTTTTTCGATGGGTCTTCAGCCTCGCACATATATTCCCGCATGAAATCGTGATGCAGCCCCAGACGATACATTTCCTGCTCGCGCCGATCGACCCAGTCGAGCGGATAGCGGCCAGGCCATGACGGCGCCCATTCGCCGGCCGCATCCCGATAACGGATCGGAAATTTGAGGATCTTCCAACCCGGCATCCCGGCGATGGTCATTGGCAAAGCTTCACGATCCAATGGCGTTGCCTGAATACGCACCCGCGCGTTCTTGTCGAGTGCCGGCATTACTTCCGCAAATAACCATTGCAAGGTATCGTGCCGCGCCGCAGCATCACGCACATGCTCCTTGGACTCGAGGTCGTCGCCAAACAAGAGATCAGGCCGGGTATCGAGATGTTTCATGCCGCGCACCTCCTGGCGGCGGCCGATCGCCTGGATGATGACGCCATTGCGCAAGATGATTTTGGCGTAGCCCCAGACCTCGCCCATCTGCTCGCCAAACAGCGCACGAATCTGCTCGTTCATGAGAAGCTCGTGCTTGATCGAATTCAACCGATCGGCAGCGCGCGCCTCGTTCTCACCGATGATCACACCGTTCTTGAATTCGTGCAGAAGCGCCATCAGGATGATCGCTTCCTCGGCGATCGTACTCTTGCCAGCCTCACGGAATGCCATCACCAAACCGCGTGGCAGATGCGAGTGCCAGAGCGTGGTGATGCGCGCGTGAAAGTCAGGTGTGAGATCGGGATGACGATGCTTGAACAATATCTGGTGTGCCGCGATCCGGTTCTTGCCCAGATAGCGGATGAGATCGTCGCGGTTTTCTATCGGCGCCGCCATTTGATGTCATGATCTATAAACGGTTCGACGTCGGCCGCGAATTGATTCGACAAATTAACCGCGCCCATTCGACCAGACAGGATAACATCGGGCACGAAAGTACTGATCACAATCCAGTTGCCGCTGGAATCAACGATCGCATTGTTGCTGCCGTCAACCAAACCGGTGAGCTGCGTGGCCATCAGTTCAAGTTTGTAATCGAGTACGCCGATTGATTAATCACGGTGTTTGAGCAAACAAACGGCGAGCCGGGACCAAAGTTTGGTATCATGAATCCGTTAACATCTGCATCGAGATTAAACACGTCAAGATATTGTAGAACATTGTGCACGCCGCGAATGGCAAAGTTTTCTTGATTGGTGCAACCGGCTTGTATGCCAGCAAGACCAATGACCAAGCCGGGAAAGAACAGCCCCGTACGACCGCCGGTGATCTGTATGAATGGAGAGTTGTTCGTGGTCTGCCAAGCAAGGCCGGGGTTGTTCGTGGTGGTTATGTTCTGACCGTAGCTGTAGCCAGAGAAGTGATTGGAGATAAGGCCGTAATGGAAGGTCGTGCCTAACGATGCCCAATAGGTTGCGGTAAGAGTACCGCTGGCAACTGTCTGCGGTGGCTGGACTTCATAGGTGCCGGTACCTCCAGTGCCGGTAATCTGCGAGATAATCGTTGTGCCGGCAGCGGCCCCAGTAGTAATTGGTGCGTTCAGTAAAATCGCCCCTGCCGCGCCCACAGCAGTCACCGTCATGCAACCAGCGCCGGGAGTGCCGCCACCGCAAGGGGTATTGGCAATTGAGGCAGTGAAGGTCATTGCCGATCCCGGCGTATGGTTAAGATTGGCGGTCGCTTGCGGGTCGCCAGCCACGCTGACGTAGGTCGTGCCAGCATTAGTGACCAGCGAACCGGGGAAGTAATTCGCACTACCGCTCCAGGCCGTAGCATTAAGCGACCAATCACATATTTTGTATTGTTGCCCGCTCCACAACAGCGCGTAATTCACCTGAAAGGCATTATTGCTGTCGAGATATATTGCCGGTGGAGAACTCAACTGCGCCTTCGCCTCTTGCAACGGCGACAGACATGGAGTGCTCCAGGGCGCCGGTCGAACGCCATAGAACGGACTTTTGTTTGGTCCCTGCAAACGATAAAGGCCGGATTTGTTGATTGTGAAACCGTTGTTGAAAGACGTAAATGGCGTGTAATCAAAATCCCCGGAGCCGAAGGCCACGCTGCCGTAACTAAAATCGGAACCGGATAGTCTGCCGGGAAGAACCGTCCCTTGAGTGACAGGAGCTACACGAAAATTGAACTGACCAAAACCTGTCCCACGGATAATAAAATGCCCAGAGCTAACAGCATCGCCCTGCTGTGGGAGATCGATCATATTGAATTCAGTAAGGCCAATGGTGCCCATACCACTAGGATCGTCAATCACAAGGTCTTGCCCAACAGTCATGAACGGAAATTCCTGTTGTGCGTAAAACTGAGCATTTTGCGCGTCAGTACCGCCACAGCACATTGTCATATTTGAATTGTTGAAAAGCACTCTGCTAAACCTCGATCCCATGCCGCCGCCAAATCCAAAAGTCGTGTCGGCAAATTGGTGTGGCGCAGTGGTTTCATCATGAACCGCCTTAGCCTCAATACCAGGGCCAGTGAAGATGTTGACCATCTCAGCAGCCCAAATGTTCGTTTGCGCACCGATCTCGGCAATCAAAGCAGCATTGTTGAGAGCGTTGCCGAAGGCACCGTACCATTTGTTAAGCGTCCAAAATGTTGCAGCGCCTGTGCCTGGATTGAAGGCAGTCATAATAAGAGGAATGACGCCGAACACAGTGCTTTTTAGACTGAACGCATTATAGACATTGATTTCACAAGCTTTGTTAGGAAAGACCGGCAAATTGGATGGCGAAATCGGTGGGCTCGTGGTGCAAGCCTTCGTCATGTAGGTGTCGCCGGCCAATGTCAGGGTCGTGTTAAAGGTGATCCCGACATTGTTAGTCCCGGTGACACTAGTAGGAGCGGACATAACGAACTTGGTCGCCGGGAACGGCCCATTCTCATGCGAATAGTTGCCGCCGATAACCTCCGTGCCGACCGTCGGCCCGTTGTAAACAGCATAGGCATTATCGGTAACGGTCCCATCTATAAGCGTGTTGATAAATGCCTGATTGTTGGTTGTTGCAAACGCATAACAAGTATTTTGAATATTGGGTCTTAAAAGATGGTTCTCCGCGCCAAGACCAGAGCCCCCACTGAGACCGGATTGTATATCCTGAAGCCCGTACGGAATGCCTAGAAAAAAATTCTGAACACTTACATTGGTCAGCTCAACTCTGTTTGATCCGCCGCCAATTCCAAGTAATGCGAGTGCAATGCCGCTAGAGGGTTGCCCGCAACGAACGCCGCCAGTTGGACCCCAAATGGCAGTGTTGGAAACGCGAACACCATTGCCGGGGTAAAGAGCAAATGCCGTTGAATTATTGAACGTTGGCAGAATTATGCACCCGCCCTTGGAACTGCCGGGGGCATAAAACGGCGGGCCATTGAATGAGGACGGCCCCGTAGTGTTCGCACTGGCTGTTATGGCGACCGGTTGCCACCAAACCAGCGCAGTATTCGCACCAAGGTCATTCTGAGGGGTGTGGTTTAGATTGCCGCCTTGAAGCGACACCCAGGGAATGCCGTTAAAATATACTTGGTTTCCAGCGTTATAAGTTGTGCCGCTGTTCCATGCACCAGCAGACCAAAGGTTAGGAGTAGCGGAAGTAAATCCAGTACCCTCTACCCATCCCTGCGATATCCGTGGAGCAGTAGTAGCAATAGCACCAAAGATGATCTCAGTAGCCTGCGCCAGCGTGCCAGTCGAGACAGTCGGGTTAGTGATCCCGCTGGTGGTGCGGTCTACATAGGCAACCTTGTCGAGGCCGCCGCTTGCGTTGCCGACTGACATCACGACGTAGGCGATGCAGTTCGGTGTCGTTGTGTTGATTGTGATTGCATTAGCACCAGCAGGCAAAGCGTGACCTGTGGTCGAGTAGTAAATCCACAGACCGGTCACCGATGGATTGTCTACACCTGTTCCTGCCAGCGCATAGGTATTGCTGCCACCAGTAGCCGCGTCCGTAACAGAAGTTACAGCACCGCTGCGGCATACATCCTCGATTGCGATAACGATAAGAGAACTGGCCGGTGCCGATACGCCAGTTGAAACATTGCCTGATGTGTTAAAGCCAGTACCCCATCCGAGAAGCAGAGGTGTACCGATGGGGTTCGTGCCCTTGAACGAGGCAATGCCAATGGCGCTTCCGTAAGTGAACGGTAACGTCGGATTGTAAGTGACGCTATTTGTATTTGAGACAATCTGCCAGCCCATACCCAATCCAAACCCAGTCGAATCTGGCGATGGTGGCTGCGCATAAGCTTGGAAATTGTTGTTATTGACCCAAAGCGGAGCAGAACCAACTTTGCTGCCAGTCGAGATAATAGATCCAGGCTGGTAGCCACCAACATTGTTGAAGATAAATGGCGGGTTCCAAAGCGCGCCACCGCGCAGATTACCGGGGGGGTCGTCGAATATCGGGTAGCTCGTTACATAGCCCGCATTTAAGTAACTGGCTGGACAGTAGACTTGATTGATGTTGGCATTAAAGCTGGCATCAATGGCCGCTTGGATTGCGGCGGTATCATCGGTTGAGCCATCGCCTTTCGCGCCGAACCATTGGGGCTGGAACCCACCCATGGATTGAACGCGCGCGAGATCGAAAGCGCACCAGTTTCCGGCGCTATCCAAAATAGCGCCAACCGAAGTAGAGGATTGCCCAAAACAAGTCATCGGCGCCCCACTGCCTGGATCACTTGCGCCGCTGTATCCAGTCAAAGTTAATTGTGCCGTGGCACCTGTGTTGGTTGACGGAATTTGGGCACGAGTGATCAGCAAACCACCGCCGCCGCCGGTCGAGCTGATTTGGATGTTCGAACCGGAAGGCGTGACCGTGATATTTGCTCCCGCCGTGATATTGAGGGCGCCGGTCAGTGAGTTAAGCGAGCTGACGCCAGCGCCGCCCGCGCCGCAAGCCCCCGCCGAGAACACCACCGAGTTGGAAGCGTTTAGACCAAGGCAGGACACCTGCGTGCCGGAGACGATGCCGGTCAGGGTCAGTGCCGAGAACGTCTGCAACGCCGTCCAGGTGTTGGCATGCCCAACATTGAGGCTTGAGATCACCGCGCCGGTCGTCGGCGAGACGGTCAGCGAGCCGTCGCTGTTAGCTACCGAGCTCACGCCAGACGCACCCAGTGGTATCGGATGCGGAATGCCGCCAGTGGTG